TTGACACGTAACGAAATCAGTGAAGGATATGGTCGTGTTTGTGGCACTCTTGCAATATCTGTCGGGGTTTCCGACGCCGCGCCGGAAAAAATTTTTGCCACGTCCATATTCGAGGGCAACGAGCTAGTCCCTCACCAGAAGAGTCCAGTCCGCTATGTTCCACAGCAAGGATTCCAATGGGTTGGCAACTGTGTTGGCAGAGTTACACTGTCGTCCAAAGTGGAGCCGTCTAGTATTGCTAGTGACGTATTGACCACTTTTGGAATTGAAGACAATTATGGTCCCCCTCCGTTTCGCGGACTTAACGGCAACGAGCCCTGGAAGACGTGGCAAGCCGGCTTGGAGCGCAAGGTGACCAAAACTGTTGATTTTATCGATTCAATGCTGCTCGATCACGCGAGTCACGATTACATGGAGCCCATTTGGAGTGTCGGCAGTAACCACCCGGTCCCTTACCGGGTACTCACCGACGAAGAGTGTGTGCACGGCGTGTCGGAAAACAGTTTTATCAACGGTATCGATTTCTCCACGTCGAAAGGTTTTCCTCTCACTGGTCCCAAACGCGATTGGCTTTCGAATCCCTCATGGGATGGGCGGGGAGAAAAACCCACCCTTGACGATGTCGTATGGGATGAAGTGAGGCGCATGGAAACATCCTACAAAAAAGGTCGTCGGGCCAACTGCGTGTGGAAGGCAACAGCGAAGGACGAAGCAACTCCCAAAGGAAAAGACAAAGTCCGTGTGTTTTGTGCTGGCAGTACCGCGCAAACGCTTTTCTGGAAGAAATACGTCGGTATGGTCCAAGGTTTCATGCGCAAGAATGCGTTTTTATGCGAAACAGCAGTCGGACTTAATGCACACGGCACAGATTGGAATAATTTAACTCATTTTCTCATGGGGCCCGAAGGAGACAACAGCATATACGGTGGTGTCTATAAGAGTTATGATGACGCACTGTCGCAACAAATTGTGCGTTGGGCAATGCATACGTATCTTCAAATTGGTCTAGCCATAGGCATGGACCATGAGACACACGCCATGTTAACTGTTGCAGTGGAAGACGTTGCTTGTCCCCTGATCGCCTGGAACGGCGACATGATCATCCTCTATAATGGATGGGTATCGGGCTTTTTGCTCACGTGTGACGTCGGTGGCATTGCCAATTCCCTGCTCAACCGGTGCGCAGCTTACACGGAGAACTGCGGACCGTTCCCGTTTCGAAACCATGTAAGTCTAATAACTACAGGTGACGACCACACGGGTGGTGTGGTACAGGGTTCGGAGCACCTCATGAACCATCTTGTGATGAAAAAATTCATGGACAGCATCCACATGGGCTATACTATGCCCGATAAAAAAGCAAGACCCGAAGCGTTCATTCCTATCAACGTCATAGATTTTTTGAAGCGATCTTTCCGTTTTGAACCTCGC